ATGGGGGCAATGGGATTCAGCAGAAAATCCGATGAGGCTAGAGACGCCGTTGTGCGTTTGACCTCGGCGGTCGAACACATCGCCACACAGCTTGAAGTGCTGCACACTGACATTAAGGATGACCGCAAGGAATTTTTCTCACGCCTTAATACCGTTGAACAAAGGGTCTCTAAGCTGGAAGTGCGTCCGCCATCCTGTTGATCCATGGACTTCATCCATCACCCTGCTTTCTGGATCGTTGTTGCCGCAGCATCTGAGCTGATCGCCCTATCTCCCCTCAAGGACAACAGCATAATCCAGCTGGTGTTCCACGCCCTGCGCTCGATCAAAGGAAAAAAGCTCTGATCAGCTTCGGCAAGCCGGGCTGGCAACGTCGCTTAGAGCAAGCCATCCGCCGATGGTGGTTTGAGCTGACGTTGCCAGGCAAGCTGGATAAAGCCGAAGCGGATTGGCACGCCGCGCAACCGGCGGAGCCAGAGCCGGTGATCACGCATCATCCAGTTGACGATAACCTGCAAACAGGCGAAAGCCGCAAACTTGGCGGCGCAATGGAGATCAAAGCGCCATGGTCAAATTAACCGACCTGTTTAAATATTACAAGCACGGCACACCGCATCAAATGGCGGCAGTATCTGAGCTTGAAGCGGAGCTGATGAAAGCAGCGCCGCAAATATTTGATCGCAACCAAGCGTGGTACAAGACTTGGCAAGCCGGCGGCAAGCTGCATAGCTATGACGCAGCGGTAACGCTAATCAAGGAGTTTGAAGGCGTACACCTATCGGCATATCCAGATCCACTGCATGGATGGGATGTTGCAACAATTGGTTATGGCACTACGCGTTATCCAAATGGCGGTAAGGTGCAACGCGGCGATAAGATCACCGTTATAGATGCCAATGAGTTGCTAGAGCTTGAGGTTGAACGCATTGCAGAAAAGCTACGCAGCAGCGTGCCTTTTTGGGGTGCAATGAGCGGCAACAAGCAATGCGCATTGATCAGCTTTGCCTACAACCTTGGCGCTGGTTTTTACGGCAGTGCAGGATTTGAAACCATTAGCAAACAACTAAAGGATAAAGATTGGGGTGCAGTGCCCGCTGCAATGGAGCTATACCGCAATCCAGGCACCAATGTAGAAGCTGGTTTATTGCGCCGCCGCCGTGCTGAAGGCCGCCTGTGGGCTGGCGAGCAGCAGCAAGGTCCAGCCAAGCTGACGCCAAACAGCTCATTTTCCTCGCGTATTACGCCACATGTGCAGCTTGGTGAATTTGCGCTATGGCAAGAAGCACGTCGCTTTGACCATCAATACCAAGTAGATACTGCAGCAGAACTTGCTGCATTTCTTGAACGCGCACGCGTCAAGTTTGGCGGCAAAGCTGTTGTGATCACAAGTGGCTATCGACCGCGTGCTATCAATAAAGCGGTAGGTGGTTCCAGCGGCAGCGAGCATTTATACGATGCACCAAATGTTGGCGCGGTTGATTTCTACATTCGTGAAGTCAACATTAACCATGTGCAAGATTGGTGCGATGCAAACTGGCCGTATTCATTGGGCTATGGCGCACCCAAAGGTTTTGTGCATCTCGGAATACGAAGCGGTCGCCCGAAGGTACGATGGGACTACTGACTCCACTGCGTGGATCATTGCATTGATGGCACCAACCTCGTCCCAAAACGCAGTGCAAAACACAAATTCCGGCAAGAGGTATTCAAAGCATGGCAACATCAATGCGCTTATTGCGGCGAATCTGCTGATACATTAGATCACGTCAGGCCGCGGCACAAAGGTGGTGCTACTGTAACCACTAATCTTGTGCCAGCGTGCCGTAATTGCAATCGCCGCAAAGGTAGCGAGGAATGGCGCGAATGGTTTAATCGTCAGGATTCTTATCTGTTAGATCGTGAATTGGCTGTGCTGCAGTGGATTCAATCATCTGATGATAAAACACCTTAGCTTGCCATTCTTGCTGGTGATTTTTACACATCCCAGCCAGGCAAACTCTCCACGTGTTCCCTACTTTTATTATGGTTGGTCCCAAGAGGAGTGCCTGCCAAGGGATTGCCTATCAGCATACGAAGGCGATTGATACCACGTCGCTGCAGTTGGCACATATGCGTGCGTGATACGCCCATTTGTTTTTCTAGCTCAGTCCATGGCACGGGGTTCCTACCATTACGTGCATAGATAATTTCACGCGTGCGTTCGTCTAGATATTCTTCGCAATGATCGCGTAATACTTCAAGCTGCCAATCGTATTCAACATCGTATTGTGATTCATCTGCAATCAAATCCAAGATGCAAGATGCATCATCTTGTGATGGCTTATCAAGGCTGGTTACGCGATATGCCTGTTTGAGCGTGTCAGAAATAACCTGCGGCGTTACCTCAAGCACTGCCGCCAATTCGCTCATGGTTGCAGTGCGTCCATGCTCTTGCGCAAATGCCTGTGCAGTTTTGTTTAGCTTTACCAGCATGTCATGCACACCAAGTGGTAGGCGAATGATCGGGTCATATTGCACCAATGCGCGACCAATAGCCTGCCGAATCCACCAATAGGCGTAGGTGCTGAACTTGTAGCCACGTGTGTAATCAAAAAGCTCTACAGCACGCGAAAGGCCGATATTACCCTCTTGGATAAGATCAAGCATGTCAAGCGTTTGCGTGTTGCGTTTGCTGTACTTCCGCGCTACATGCACCACAAGTTGGAGGTTGGATTGCACAAACCGCTGCCTTGCGCGTTCACCACTACGCAACTCACGACGTTCTTGCGTTGTTAAAGGTCTTTCAAGATCCTTTAATTCTTTCCACTTTGCAACACGACGCCCAAGTTGTATCTCTTGTTGCGGCGTTAGCAGTGGATAACGCGCGATATTGTTCAAGTAGTCGCCAATAGCGTCAGACATGGGGAATCCGTTAGTTCATACAATGGAAGCACAATTCCACGGTGCTGCCAACGCAGCACAGTTGCGTGCGTTACATGCTGCAGCAGATTGGAGTGGGTTGCTGGAATATGCGCTGTTACTGGCAGAGCAAGAGGCCAGCCAGCGATCACAAATCCACTGGCTGGCGCAAGAAGCATCTGCAGCATTGCGCAGTGGTCTTGAGCAATGGCACCTTGATGCCGCACGTGAGTTAGGTGGTCACTGACCCCATCACCGTTTGGTGTGCGTTGTAATGGCCTACCTCGGCGTAGCTAGTAACTGGGCATTGGCTCATGTTGAAGAAAACCATCTGCCCAATTTTCAAGCCGGGCCATAACGGCAATGGCAATAGCTGCCGACTGTTCTTTAGCTCCAGTGTCAGCACGCTGCCATTCCAACCTGGATCGGCATAACCCGCGTGCAGATTTTCGTAACCTTCACGTGCGCGGCTGGATTTAAGGAAGAACAATCCAGCAACGTGTTCAGGCATGTGAAATACCTCAATGGTTTGCGCAAGGATAAATTGTCCAGGTCGCAGCCAGTAAGGATTGTCTGCCGTGGCATTTGCAATGCTCAGCGGACGCATGTCTAAATCCTCGGCGGATTCCAACATGATCATGTCGCCAAGCCGTAGGTCAAGGCTGGCTGGATTAACCAGTGCCTCGTCGTAATTGCGCACCATGCCGCCAGTGCATAATGCTTTGATCTCGTAGTCGCAAAGGATGGTCATTGTTTGGTAAGATTGTGAGCGAGATCTTTCTTTAAAGTCTCAGCGTCCGTTGCGCCCGGCAGCGGCGAGGCTAGTGGCGCGTGAGCCCTAGCTACCGGGCACCTATTGGGGGAGTTGTTCAAGGGCGCGGCGGATGATTTCGTACTTGGCGCGAACAGCAGCATTCGTGTCTACGCCATTGATGATGCAGGGTTCAATCTGCATTTCACGCATCGCCTCAAGCGCCTGCTCTTTCAAGCTCGGCGGCTTGGGACGGCGGGTAGTCCGGATGTCTTCGCTTAAACGAACACGGCCACTGGTTTCGTCGATGTAAAAAAGTCCCGCTCCGTCAATGATCTCCATGCGGCAGGCTTCTAATTCCTGATCAGCACCCCATTGAGCGGCGCGTTCTACCAAGCTGTGAGTAAAAGAGTAAACCGGAAGGACAGGTTCGTTGCCGTAGATCTCAGCGATCCACTCAGCAACAAGCTCAGGCGGTGGTGTGATGGGGTGTTGTTGTGTCATGGGTGATTAGTGGGTCTGACTACTAGGCTTCAAGCTCATCAGCGAGCAAAAGCAGTTGTGAACAATCGACAACCTCCACATCGAGGAGCTTGTATTTGAGTTGATCTGCAGCAGCTCGCAGGGCGGCGGCAGCAACCCAGCGAGATTCATTGAGGCAGTCGTCGGGGCCATAGCATTGAGCACCGTTGGCAGCGTCTAGCACCGCCTGCGCGGCGGGTGAAAGATCAGTCATTGAACCCAGCTCCATTGTTCACGTTTGCAGATGCGCCAAACCTGCTTTGAGCTGATTCCATACCTGACAGCAAGCTGACCGCAAGTAAGGCCCTGCTCGCGTTCACGCCGCATAGTGCGCACATTGTCCACAGTCAGCACATTGGCCGGGTTGTGTTCGCCACGCTTGAAACCACCAGCAGCGGGCCGGGCCAGTGCCCTACGAGCAAACGACAGAAACGGAT